AGGTCGCCTTGTCGATCTTGTCGATCTCGCCGACGATGAAGTTGTAGTCGTTGATGTGCATGGCTTTGACGCGGTCCAGGATGTTGGTCGGATCGCCGTCGATAGCTGCGACCATGTACTTGATCGCGATGTCTTTGATGTTGGCCATGGCTTCCGCTGGGATCGAGTCGAACTCTGCGAGGTCGGCCTTCTCTGCATCGGTCATCTTTGCCTGGTCTTTGCCCATCATTTTCTTCGGGTCGATCTTCACGAACGCGAGGTACTGGGCCCGAGTCTCCAGGCTCATCTGAGCTGGAGGGAAGGCTTTGAGCAGGACCTTGTGATCACCGAATGGGGTGATCACTGTGGTCTCGTTGAATGAGCTGGCTTTGGCTTGGTTGGACATGTTGGTCTCCTTATTAGTTCTCTATATTCTAGTAGCTGACTTGTCGGTTCGTCAACGTCGCGGTGATACCCTTGGCCTCTGTCAGGCTGAAGAGTCCCTCGAAGTTGATCGTCTGGGTGCGGACATCGTTGTTGTCGAAGCCGCCCTCGAACTCACCGAGCTTGACTCGAGCGAGGTCGATGTTCAGTCCTGGGTTGTGGCCAGATCCGAGGTCGATCGCAGTGTTGAGCAGCTTGACTCGCATGGACACCTTGCCGCCTGCGAGCACGAGTGCCTTGTAGGTGGTGTCGTCCATGAAGAGATCAACAGTACCAGTGACGGCGAACTGCTTGTTCACGATGTCATCAGGCTCATTGTTGCCGAGCTTGTACTGAGCTTCAGCGTTCTTGCTGATCTCGATGGATCCGCCAGTTGCGCCGATGCTTGATCCGCCGTCGAGGCTGGTCAGGCTGTCCACAGTTCCGAGGACGAAGCTGATGTCGGCTGGGCCGAACTCGTTCTCCTCAGTATACGAAGGACTCTGAGAGACGCCAGTGGTGGCTTTTTTGCTGATGTAGCCAGCGGTGCGGCGGACGTAGTTGTCAGTCGCGCCTTCGAGGCTCCAGCTGTTGAGCATGGCCATCGCCCAGCGGAGTGACTCGTTCGCGTCTTTGTAGCTGAGCGAGAGGCTCTTGTGCTGGTTGCTGTTGGCTAGGTTGAAGACGTGGTCATATACGCCAGATGTTGCACGCTGAGTGCTGACTGGAGCTTGACCGAAAAGCGCGACAAGTTCGGCACCGACAGAGCGATCGAAGATCTTCCCATCGTAGCCGCCTTCACCCCAGCGGTGGTTCGGGATGGCGTCGTTCTTTTCCATGATGTTGCCCATGCCTGAGTCGTTGTCGATATAGTCGACCTTGTCGTCGAAGTCTTTGCCTGTGACTGGGACCCAGAAGGTAGGAGCGACAGCGGTGCCACGAGTGGTCTCAACGCCGATCCCTATGCTTCCGAGTCGACCGATAATGCGTGCCATCTAGTTGTCCTCCTTCTCTTGTTTGATGATCTCTGCGAGTTCCGCCTCGGCTTCTTCACGAGTTTCAGCGGTGATCGTGATGTTGTGTTCTGGGAAGTAGTGGCGCTGCTCACGAGCTTGTGCATCGTTGAGCTTCGTTGCTTCTTCCGCTGGGGTTGTTTTTTCCTTGGCCATGCTTTTCTCCTTGTGCTTATAGTATCATTTACGAATTGTCAACGCTAGACTATATCGACTCCAGGGCGGGCGGTATGTGCTCGAGCACTGATGCGGATCACCGACTCCACGCTGAAGATCCCTGGACCGCGGCGCTCTACGCCGAGGCCATAGTCGATGTCCAGGTTCTCGTTCGGGCCGACAGCCAGCCAGAGCTTGTTGCCGAGCTGCTGCTTTGTGCGAAGGACCCAGGCGATCGTGCCAGGCAGGACGCGATAGTTCGCAGGATCCCGCTCTTCGACCAGCCTATAGAGAGAAGTGATCCCAGCCTGGACGTCGAAGTCGTTGGTCAGATCCTGGGTGTAGTCATAGAGGACGTTGATCACAAGCGGCATAATGTTGTCATCTTCCAGGTCAGAGGCCTGGGTGATGCGGGTGCGGTCCCTGGCGATCGTCACCATCGGCAGATCACTCTTCGCAGGTACGATCACATCGCCGTGGTGGTACTTGCCCTTCAGCTCCGCTGGACCGAACTCGTCAAGAGCGTCGATCAGCTTCTGAATGACAGGGTCCTTGTAGCCCTGGCTCGCGTTGTTGTTGAGGTTGTTGTTGTTCTCCATGATGTCTCCCTATAGTTTCGCGTTGTTTTGATCTTGGATCAGGCCGACCAGATACTCCTGGAAGGCTTTGGTGATGAAGATCTTGCGGGTGGCGTCGATCTTCAGCATCACGCGGCGAGGCAGGCGCTCCCTGGGTTGGTTGCTCTGGTGATACTTGAAGTATGACACAGAGTTCCCGATCTCCAGATAGTCAGACTTCACGGCCGACATGAAGCCGCCGCGCAGCTCGCCAGTGTTCTCCAGTAGTGGCCAGGGGTTGTTGTCTTTGCGAGGTGCCCATCCACCGAAGAGTCCACCACGTTGGTCGAAGTTCTGATCGACTGAGTGCAGAAGCTCCCTCTCTATATTGTCGAACGCTGGGCTGAAGTCTTCGACACCATCAGCGACGATCCCCAGGCGACGAGAGAGTTCCTGCTCGCCTTCGATGGTAGCGTCGAGATAGATCATGGCCTAGGCCTTCCGCATGAACCGATCGTCCTTGTCGGGACGGTCTGCATCTAGTGACCTGTTGCGGTTGAATATCGTGCCATCGTTGCGGCCAGTAGGACGAGCAGGTGCAGGGACGCTGCTGCCGTCTTCGTTCACTTCCGCGATCCAGTCGCTGAGCATAGACTTCGCGACGCCGAGCTTCTTGTACCCATCCTTCGAGGTGAGGTCGGTATCAGCACCTGAGCCATAGTCACGGATCAGGATGAGCGCTGCAGCGTAGAGCTTGACGACTGTGCTGAAGGTCTTCGGGTAGTTGTCGACCGTCACAGGATCGGTGACAGGGAGGTGAGACGTGAAGGCAGTGACGTCGATGTATGACTTGACGCGGCGAGTGAGCCAGTCTTCAGCTTCAGCGCGGACCTCGTTGATGTCGGCATCTGATAGCTCAGAGAACTGGTAGTCGGCAGTCACGACGGTGCCGTTCGCTGGAGCGGTGGTGAGTTGGATCAGTCCAGTGTCGGCGTTGACACCTGTGACAGGTACGGCAGCGCCGTCAACATAGGCCACTACATCTGAAGGATCGAGCACGTCGTCGTCGTTGCGATCGACGATGTACTTCTTCGCGGTGTAGAAGTCGGTGTTGACACCGTTGACCACGCCAGAAGGACGCTCAGCACTTTTCCTGTGCTGGCGTCCTGACTCCTTGCGGATCGCTTGTCGCGTCGCATAGTGGAAGCCGTCTGGCGTCATGATCTAGTTCCCCGCTGCTGCGCGGATCTTCAAGATCGCGGTGGCTACTTGTTGTTTGTTGTCCAGTTCGGCAGCGTTTGAGACGCCTTCCTTGACGGCGATGGCGTTCAACTCTTCACGACTGTGATCACGGACGAGGGTGTCTGCAGTGACTTCCTCTACCTGAGCATCGTCCTGGGCCGCTGCTGGGGCTTCAGGCGTTGCAGATGGATCAGCAGGTGAGTCAGTCGCAGGAGTGCTTCCTGGCTGATCTACAGCAGGATCAGAGGCAGGTGCTTCCTCTTCTCCTTCACGAGTTGGTTCGGTTCCAGGTTCACCAGATACTGGCTCAGTCGGTGTGGCACCGTCTACGTCCGATGGATCCACTCCCGCAGCCGTACTGTCGCCTGTTTGCGTAGCGAGAGGAGGTTGATCCTCATCAGTCTGAGGTGCCTCACTAGCCGATCGGTCAGGGGCATCTGTTCCGACGGTTGCGTTGCTTGCGACTCCTGCTCCTTCAGATACTGCAGGAGCTTGGCTTTGCTCGCCGTCGGTCGCCTTTGATAGTTCAATATACGAGTCATTTTTCACTGCCTCCAGTTGGTCTTTTGTGAGCTCCGTGATCAACGTGCCGCCACGTCGTAGCAGTAGGCCTGCTCGGTGGTGGTCGTCTTGCGGGTAGCCACGCTTGAGTGTGAGTTTGTATAGTTGTTTCGCCATGGGATGGTCTCCTTCTCTTTAATTAGTAGCGAGTGAGAAGGGGCCCGAAGGCCCCGTCATCACTGGAGTCCTAGGCAACAAGTGCGCCGTAGGCCTTCGAGTACAATGCGTACCCTGCGTTCCCGCGCCAGTAGGTTCCGTAGTAGTGAACCTTGCGCCAGAAGCCAGTCTCTGAGTCTTCCTCGAGTGCCTCGAATGGAATGAACTCACGCTCTTGAACTACGAACGGTTTGATGACACCAGCCGTGTTGACCAGGTACCAGTTGTTCGTGTCTTCAAGCCATGGGCTGACTAGGATCTTCGCTGTGCCAGCGTTGGTGTTTGAGTCACCACCGTTGACGGTTTCAGCTTCTACGATCTTTTTCGCAGTACCTTCGAGCTCAGCTGGGACCACAAGGATCAAGTCGAGACGTTGGTTGACAGGTCGGCCGAAGTCGTCCTTCATTTTGCGAAGTGCTGATCGAGCAGCCTCGAACGAAGTCGCGCTCAGGGCAGCGGTGCCCTTGTTACTTTGGACAGCGCCTGTCTTGCCGACTGGGTGGTCGGTGTCGAAGAAGTACTGGCCATCATAGGCGAGTTTCGTGAAGCCGTTTGGAAGAAGATCTGCGAAGATCAACTCATCTGGGAACAGACGAGCGCTCTCTCCGATGTTGCGGACGAGTGGACCGTACTTGCCAGTCTGGTCGTCTTTAAGATCGGCACGCTTGACTTCGACAGATGCCTCGAACTCTTTGTTCTTCAGGCTGTACTCGTAAGTAAGCAGCTTCTGAGGAACTCGTTCGCCGCGCATCTCACGAAGACGTGGGATGCTGCCGAGCCAGCCGTAGTCTTCACTTGCAGCTGTTGATGGGACTTTTGTTGCGATCTGCTCGTACTGCGCTTCCGCGCCGTCGAAGCCCTCGAAGAAGTTCGTGAGCAGGCCTTTTCTCAATAGTGGGTTCATGGTTGTGTTCTCCTTATGTTTACTCTACCACAGCCTAGGCGTAGCAGGTAAGCATAACCCTTACTTGTGAGGCGGACTCAATGCCCACGATGACACCGACCAGGACATCGTTTGTGGTAGTAGCTGCTAGATCGACAGTTTGATTGTCGACAGCGTATACCTTATCGCCTACGTTTGCTATTGTTGCGCTGAAGGCAGCGACGAAGCTGTGAGCTCCGTTGGTCCAGACGGTGACATCTATTGCACCATCTGCCCCGCCAGTGTTGTCAGCTTCCGCTGATGCAACTCCGACGACTCGTTCGCTTGCTGTATCTGTCGCATTGACAGCGTAGCCAGCAGCGTTGACTGAGACAAGGGCGCCTTCAACGATCTTGGTGTTCTCTTCGACTGGGAATGGTAGGATCACCGCTTCCTGACGTCGAGTGTCTTTTCGTGCAGTGATTGCAGTCATGACTATTTCTCCTCGTTCGTTGGTTTAGTTTGGTTTAGTGCGGCCGCCATAGCAGGGTATTTGCCCGCTAGTTCGTCCATCCGACTCGGATCAGCGCCGACGGCTTGCATACCCGCCTTCTCTTGATCTGACAATAACTCAGACGGCTTCTTCGAGGCGTCAGCTGCGGCAGCTGCATCGGCAGCTTCCTGTTCAGCCTTCTTCTCTTCTTCCGTTTTTGCGGTCCCTGACTCATCGAACTTGACAACCTGCGGACCTGCAGACAGGATGTCGACAACAACTTGACTCAACTGGACTGGCTTGCCACTGAGCTGCACGGTTGATCCGTGAACTTCAGCGAGAGCCATGAAGCGATCCTTCTGAGCAGGCGTGATCTTGCCAGCCTTCAGTAGGGTCTGATACTTCTCGCTCAGCTCGAGCGCCGCGTTCTTCTTGCGAAGATCAGCGAGCTCAGCCTTCTCGGCCTTGGCAGCCTTCTCTTCATCGGTGAGGTCTTTGTCCGCATCAGCGGCAGCGGCTGCAGCAGCGGCTTCGTCCTCTTCTTTTTTCTTGTCGGCAGCAGCTTGATCTTCTGCTTCCTTGGCCTCGCGGGCCGCCTTCTCTTCTTCAGACTCTTCCTCATCTTCGTCGGCTTTTACAGCGTCCGTGATGGTAGCCAGTATGGCTTCGCTCTGGTCTTGAGGTACTTGACACTCTTCACCAGGTTGCAGTACTTTTTCCACAGCTTCACCATCTTCGTCTTTGACGCTGATGGTCACTGGGAAGTCGCGATCGTTTTTGATTGTAACGAGCATTTCCCTCAACTCCTTTGCTTTACTTTCTGACAACATAATAGCAGACTGCTTGTGCTTTTTCGAGAAGTCTGTCAAGAACTCCAGATCTCCCCAGGCCGCTGCTTCGGCCTCTTCCTTCTCGAGCTGATCGGCTGTCTTCTCGAAGCCAGTCATGCCCTTCAGGTATGGATTGTTCACCAGCGCGACGTGCAGCAGCACTGGTCCGTGTTCCTGGCCGAGCTCAGTGTCGACGTAGTTCCAGTCGAAGCTGATGCTCACGTCGAAGATGACACCGCTCTCGATCTTGTCGATCGTCTGCCAGTCGCGGATCTCGAGGATCCCATAGAGTCCGTCCTCGCCGACCTCTACTCCGACGAGCTCGCCAGTGTTGGCTGAGACATCATCAGTATGGTTGAGCGGGATCGGGACGTGGTCGATGACCTTGGCCTCGAAGTTCTTGGCGACTTCCTGGGCCCACTCTTTGTCCAGCTCCATGTACTCAATAGGGAAGAGCGGGTTGACCCACTTGCCATACTTGGCGATCATCTTCCGATACTGGGTGCCGTTGATCTTCTCAAGAGGCGCCGAGCTGTCGGCGAACATCATGATGTGGTTTTTGTGTGTCAGGTTTCTCATCTACCGCTCCTTTGTTCTTGATTATGCTACAGCTTTGTGCTTGTGTCCATAGTGATCCGATAGGCTTGGAGCCTCAGTTCCACCTGGAGCGTCGGGCACTCCAGTGATGTCAGGCTGATCAGTCTCATCTTCCAGGATCTCCACCCAGATGCAGCGACAGTTGAAGTGGATCGGCGGAGTCCAGACGGTGTCCTTGTACTGCTGCTCATCCAGGACCATGCCATCGAGGTCTTCGCAGATCGCGCAAGTCGCATCGTCCAGGAGGGCGCTGTACTGGTAGCGGCTGATGTTCTTGGCGTTGGCCTTGAAGGCATCATCGCGGCCGATGTTCACGCCGAGCGTGGTGAGGATCCCTGCAGTGATGCCGATCTTGCTGTCGTAGTAGCCACCGATCAAGGTGCCGATCGTGCCGACAACTTCAGCGACTGATAGATCCACAGTAGTTGAGAGCTGAGCCTTGCGCTGCGCGGTGGTGACGGCGTTGGTGATCTCGAACTTGAGCTCAGCGAACTGCTTGTCGACGGTCTGCTGGGCCTGGCTGTTGATCAGATCCTTCGTCTCCTTCGGAGTTGCAGGAGCCTTGACTCCCATCTCATCAGCTGCGCCGACCTTGGCGTAGTTGTAGGCATCCATCATCGAGTTCACGATTGCGGCACGGTACTCTTCGCCGAAGTTGATCTCGAGCTCAGTGATTGCTCCGTAGTCTTCAGCATCCAGGAGCTTCTCGACGCGGGCCAGGGTGTCGGCTTTGATCTTGTCCCAGATCGGCTTGACATCATCCTCGAACTCAGTCTCGAGTGTGGCGAACTTCTTCTGGATCGCGCTGAAGTTCACCTTCGTCTCCGCAGGCGTCAGCTCGCGCTTCCAGCGAGCATCAGCTAAAAAATGGCGGCCCTTCTTCCGAGAGAGTTCGGGTGATGGGGTGAAGCCCTTGACTGGCTGCAGGATCTTGTCGATGTCAGCTGGCGTGAGGAATGGGAAGGCAGCGATCAGAGTCTCGCGTCCAGTATCGAACGGAAGCTGGCCACCTGCGATCTGGTTGACTACATCCAGGAGGCTGCCGATCTGGGCACCGTTGAGCGCTTGCTTTGCGATCTCGGCTGACTGGTCGATAGCACCTGCCACAGAGTTCGGTTCGTTGCTTGTTGTAGATTGTGCATCATCATCCTTCTTCACGTCTTCAGGAATGTCGATCTCCAGGAGCTCAGCCATGCGCTTGACGACGCCTTCGATGACGAAGTCGTTGACCTTGGATGGGTCCTTCTCCATGATCTTCATGAACGCCTCCTTGACGAGGTTGGTGGTCTGAGTCGTGAGATCAGCGAAGCGGAACTTCGGGTAGTGTGGGACCTCGAAGTTGTAGTCGATAAGATCTGCCACTAGGTAGGCGGTGATGTGTTCCTCGAGGTTGTCCATCAGGCCGCGCAGGGCGAGGATGAACATGTCACTCTGGTCAGAGCTGAGGGCCCATGATCCAGTGGATCCACCTGAGCCGAGCATGATGAAGTGAGCCAGGATCGAACGTGCCATCGCTGCATCGTGGTGGTCGATCAACTGAAGCGGGTCGATGCGACCAGTAGAGCTGAGCGCCTTGACGTCCCAGCCGTTCGGTAGAGCGGCCGAGCTGTTGACTGCTAGGTTGTCCAGGACAGCCACAGCGTCGTCGATGTCGGTCTGGTTCTTGGTACCTGCAGGAGCGATGCCCACCTTCGGAGGGATGGCGAACTGCTGCAGCGCTTGATGTGCTAGGTAGTAGGCGCGGTGCTTCTTGTCATAGTGGTAGTATGCAGCGCTGAAGGCGGACTCACCTGTGAGCCAGTTGCGCTCCTTGCCGAACGTGAAGAGGAAGCAGCGGTCCCGAGGGATGATCACTGAGTCGAACTTGCCGCCGATGTAGGCCTGCTGCTTGGCACCGTTGAAGCCACCTCGATCGTCCATGAGGATGCTGATCGTGGAGTTGTCTCGGCTGGCGATCTTGCGGTAGACGATCTTCCCATCATCGTTGATGGTGTACACCTTCTCGAAAAGACGATAGCCCTCGAGTACTGCTCGGAGGGCGTCGGCGATGACGAGTGAGAACGGAGTGCTCATGCCGCCACGATATGATGGGCGACTGAAGGCTTCCTTGATGAACTTTGCCTGGACGCCGTCGACGTCTTCAGGATCTGCTTCGATGTCCCATGGGTTGGCCATGATCGGCAGGGTCATGATGTTATACAGAGCCGAGGCGGTTCCGTCTTCTTTTCGCATCTTCACGAGATCAGCGACAGTCACCTTGTCGTTGTTGATAACTTCGCCATTGAATAGGATGCTCGCACCAGTAGAGGTCGCGGCAGCAGTTCCCACTTCTTGGTCTGTATGTGGTGCTGGCCGACGCGCCAGGCTGATGTTGAGTCTTCCTATTTTCATGTGGTCATCTTCCTTGTGCTTATGTTAAAACTGTTTGCTCTCATTGTACAGCTCGGATGTCTTTTTCCCTACACTAGGCTTGACTTTTGAGGGAGCATTTGCCTGGGCCATGAAGTCACTGGCGAAGGCGTACACCACGGAGTCAGCACGGTCAGGCGATCGGTTGAGATCCTTCTTGATGTCGTCCTTCGACTGGACCGCGATGCCCTGCCTTGTAACGAAGAAGCGCATCACTGCGAGCTCGGCCGCTAGGTCAGGATCGTCAGGCAGCGCGATCTCGCCCTTCTTCAGACGCTCGGCGAAGTGGTAGTACAGCTGGGATCGGAGGTTCGCGAAGGTCAGGCCGCGGAGACTTTGAGCTCCCTCTTCGGGCCAGGCCTTGGCGTTGTTCATGATCTGGATGATGTTGGTGTAGCCATCGTCCTCCAGGATGTCAGCGACACCACCACCCACGCCGTCGGTGTCGATCGAGATGTAGTCCTGGGCGCCGATGATCTTGAGCCGACCTGCAGTCTGGGCTGTGTTCTCCTTGCCATGTACGGTCAGATCGTGGACGTAGCCACCTTCACGCTCAGTGATCACAGTCTTGTCGTCACCATAGCGAGCGGGGTCTGCTGCAGCGGACGGTCGGCCGAGGAACTGCTTGCGGATCGCAGCCTTGCGGGCCCGCTCTTCTGGGCTGTCGTTCGGGTTGTCGATGTCGTCGAGATCCTTGCGGAGTTCGATCGCTGCTTCGATGTAGTTGAGCGGCATCAGCGTGTTCGCCTGGGCCGATGGGAACTCACCCAGGACACGGCTCTGCACGATCGGGTTCGTCTCGCCGTGGCGGAGGATCATGTCGAGCGCCCACTCTGGAGTGATCAAGTATGGATGGGTGATCTCGATGTTGTCCAGGTTCACCCGCTTCAGGTCGGCGATGTTGTGGATGCCGTTGTTCGTGAAGTTCGGAGTGTTGAAGCAGGAGATGTGGATCTTCTTGGTGCTGCGGGTCTCCTTGTGATGGCTGTCATAGAAGCGCCCAGACAGTGACGTCGGGTTCCCGATCAGTAGCAAGCGAGCGCCGCCAGTAGTGAGCAGCGCGTCGATAGCCTGGAAGACGTCGGCCGATACACCAGCCGCCTCGTCAACGATCACCAGTATGTGGCCGCTCTTGGCGTGGAAGCCCTGGAAGCGGTCTGGATCGTTGGTGCTGATGCCGATCGCATACCACTCCTCCGAGTAGTCCAGGCGAGTCTTGAGCATCTTGCCGCCGAGTGGGATCTTCGACTTCTTGTGAGCACCGCGGATCTCGCGCCAGATCACATGCTCCACCTGGCGGAAGGTCGGAGCGGTCGTCACAACGATGCTGTCCTCGAAGGCAGTGAGGAAGTCGATGGCTGCACGGCTTGCGGTGTATGACTTGCCGACGTCGTGGCACGATCGGACGGTCGTCACCTTGTTGACGCGGATCGACTTGAGGATCTCCTCCTGGGCCCACCATGGCTTCTCGCCGATCATCTCACGAGTGACGAACAGCGGGTCCAGTTGAATGGCCTTATGAAGCGCCAGTAGTTGGCGAGCTCTCTCCCTGTCCATCCACCACCTCCTTCGCGGCCTTGATCATGTCGGCGAAGCCGTTCCAGACGTTGTCGCCATCCTTGCCTGTGATCGTGTTGACGCTGGTCGGTAGGCCGAGCACCACGCGCTCACCATCCTGGGCAACTTTGAGGGCCCGAGCAAGCGACATAATATCGCCAGGATCTGCATCGTCACTCAGCTTGTCGATCGAGAGCATGATCTTCGCGGTCAGTGTGGTGTAGTTTGACAGGTGTCGATCGTTGGCTGTGGCCTTCTTCGTAGCCAGCTTCTTGATGATCAGGTTCGTGGCCTGTTCGCCCAACTTGTTCCGTAGTTCTCCCCAACCTGCAGCGGACGCGTGCTTCTCAACGGCCGTCTGGCTGACTTTGTACTTCTCGGCGATGTCCTTGTAGGTCATGAAGCCGTCGGTCAGATAGTCCTGGAGGGCACTGATCCAGTCGATCTTCGGGGTAGTTTTGCGAGGGGCCTTCCGCTTGACTGGGGCCTTCTTGGCTGGCTTCTTCGGAGCACTCTTGAGCTGGACCTTCTTCAGGGCCTTCTCTGCTGCTGCCGTCGATGGTTTTTTCTTCGCTGCCATATACCCTCACTATACTCTATTGTCAAGCCTTTGGCTGCCAGTCGTAGGATCCACCCACAACGCGCCGTTCTTCCATCAGATCCCGCTTGTAGGACTCGACGATCCTGGTCGGGAGTGGTGTCTTCGTATCGTTGCGAGTCTCGCCGTATGTCGCAGAGTCTTCGCCTTCAGGCATCGGCACTGGGATCTCACCGCCATCAGCGACTTCGATCTTCGCACGCCAGACGCGGCGGGTGAACGGACTGCGAGGACGCTTCCAGGCGCCTTCATCCACAGTGATCTCCAGCTGGTATGTCTGCTCAGGCATCTCAAGATCTCGCAGGAATGTCCCGAGAGTTCGCTCTGTGAAGACAGGAGCCCCGAAGATCTGGTCCCCGAAGTTCCACTCCTTGAACGATCCAGGCTTCGACATCTCAGAGCCGCCGCCAGTCCAGGCCCACTGCCATGTGGCGATCATCTGCTTCGGCATGAGGAAGCCTCCCCATGTTTTGACCTCACGATCGCCGAGATCTTTGCCGCTCGCATAGCTGACGTGCAGGTTGACGATCAGGAAGAAGTTCAAGGTGAAGCCGTTCGGGTCCTGGCGGTACGCGAAGCCGAGCCACCCGAGGGTGCCCCACTCGAGCTTGATGCCAGTGCTCTCACCTAGCTTGATAATGATGCGGCGCTTGTCGCGGAAGATCTTCATGACTTCGGTCCCTTCTGAATGAGTTGCTGTTGATGTTGAGTCTCGCCGTCCACGATCTCGATCGCACTGTCGAGGATCACTTCCTTGTCGGACCAGCGGCCCTTCGGATCCTTCAAGTCTATCAGCATGTGACGAGTCTCCTGGAGATCGTCGAGCATGGCCTGCGGGTGGAAGTTCTCGGCAGGTCGGCGCTTGATGTACATCTGCCCATCGGGAACATCAGGATGCTGGATCAGGTCCGATCCGAACATCTGGCCGATCTTCAATGGGCCCTCGCTGCGTCCATCGTCGACTGGGATCAGGATGTCGAACATCTCCGTGGGCGCACCTGCTGCGCTGGCTGCTGAAGTTAGTGCTGAGCGGACCATGTCCGTGTCGATCATACTCATAGGGTTGGTCTCCTAGTTTTATGTGGTTATGGTTCGATTATAGCACAGCGGAGTTGTCCACATTTTGGCCCGAGTTATGCACAGGGCCCTCTACTCAGGGGCTCATCTGGAAGCGCTTTGAGTTGTCCACATGGCGGCCGAGCATAAACATTTTCAACGGACTTGTGCAAGGCTTCGATCGAGCCTATAGTAGAGTCCAGAACTTGAAGTCGGCAGCGTGTCGGCGCAACATAAACAACCGCAAGTTCTACGATCTAAAATACCTTAAAAAATAAAGAACTCTCAGCGGCAACTGAGAGGTCTCTTCGTGGGACTATTTTGTTCTACGATCTGCCCTCATAGTAGCACGCCTGGAGTGGGAAGGCAACTGATGACAACTACTTCATCACTAGCCGATGCCTTGAGTACACGCTCAATGGCATTGGAGCAAAAACAAAAAGAGATCTCTCCCATTGTCAATGACATTGGTAAAAATAGCACGGCTGTCAAGCCCCTGAAAAACGACACCGCTGGCTCAGAGGTGGACATGATAGCAGATGAGCTGGTCAGGATCTTCGGATCCGAACGATCACGCCGCTTCTATTGCAAGGTCGCCTGGAAGCTCAGCCGAGAAGTTGTCATGCGCCTGGCGCAGATAGCGAAGGCAGATGGCAACCGATCACCTGGGGGCCTCTTCAACGTACTCGCTCGCCGCGAGATGGGCGAGCTGTAGTCAAGGTAGGCCAGGGCGGAGACCAACCGATCACCCGAAGGTGACACTCAAGAGAGTCCCTGACCTGATGCGATTATAGCCGAGCACAAGCAGAACGAAAAGCACGAACAAAAACGCTTGACAACGTAAGCACGGACGGTATATACTACTGATAGCAACATAAATGGAGACCAACCCATGAAGCCAACACTACAAAAAACACTCAAGCAGTCCGAGAACGATCCCCTCACTCTCGGCTTCTACTGCCAGAAGCGCGACACCATCTTCGTCTGCAAGTCAGGCAAGATCATCGAACGCCTGGCTGGATGGCAGATGCCCTACTTCATCAACAAGTACGTCGAGGCGGAGGCATAGTCATGGACACATCAGTGAACATCGAGCAGATCAGCAACGGCTTCACCTGTGAAGTCCGCCGATCTGCGATGGCCCTGGGAGAAGACGATCGCCCAGTATACTTCGACAACTACCAGGACGCTCTTGAGCACGCCATCAAAGAGCTCGGCAAGTATGTCGACCAGGAGAAGGTGAAGTCATGAGCCAGGTGGTGGGAGTATCAGTCAAGATCTCGGTCCGCAACCTGACGCCGACTGAGATGATCATGGATGAGGATGGCGAGTTCCGCTGCCCTCACACTGAAGCCTACATCGAGAAGGCGTGCTGCAGCGGGATCGACTCCGAAGGGAATGTCAGCTGCGGCTGCCATGGCCAGGACGGCGTTCTCTGCCCAGCGATCGACTGCACTGGGATCGAGGATCATGAAGTCGACGAGCTCTTCGATCGACTCGTCGGGGATCGTGAGGAGGACCTACTATGAGCAAGCAGATCCTCTTCCTGATGAAGCACGAGTACCGCAACATGAGCAGCACCACGTTCGAGGCATCCTGGAACGTGAAGATCGCCAGCCTCGCCTTCCTGGCAGCGCTGACGATGCGATGGGAGTGGGCTTGCATCAAGCTCCAGCAGAAGCACAACCGCGAAGTCGTCAAGCTCCGCAACTGGCGCTTCCGCAACGGCTGGAGGATGAAGTGATGCAGATCATACGAAGGAAGTCGACAGCCCGCCGAGTGTTCGATACGATAATAAACATCACCGCCGCCGCAGGCTACGTCCTCATCGTCGTGCTCTGGATCTGGTGGCGCTGGTATACAGAAGGAGGTCCGAAGTGATCAAGCAGTACATCGACAAAATATCAAAGACCCACGGCATCAAAGAGGCTGAGTGGATGGAGTCGCGGATCCGCCGCGCTCTCGGTCCTACCAGGTGGTGGCTCATCGAGACCACTGGCTGGAAGTGGCTGGCCCGCCGCTTCGACGTGACGATCAACGTCCGTCAAGTACCCGACGGCAACCTGGTGATCATCCGCCGCAAAGGCATCGAGATCGCCCAGCGTGAGTTCCCATATAAGAAGGAGGCAGCATGAGCGATCAACGAACCCAAGCACCATCGAACGACAACAACCTGCAGGACTCTGAGCAGCGCAGGGATGAACGCGTTCCGATCGGCCAGTTGAACATGAACCGCAAGCAGCGCCGCAAGTTCGCGAAGAACTATGGCCTCTTCCGTGATCCGACTCACGAAGCCTGGCGGATCGGCAACAAGCACATGAAGGGTGACAAGCAGAACAAAACGATCACCCACCAGATCGGCGAGTAGTTTTCCACAGCGCGGCCACAGGTCGCGCTTGTGCTTTAACCACGAACGCTATATAGTAGAGTTACATCAACATAATAGGAGACCAACCTATGACCAAAAGTATCAGCAGTTACCCTGAAGCACAGCAGCGCGTCGTCGTCGAGCGCCGTCTGAGAAATAAGAGTGGCGGGTCGGGCTACTGGGCAGCCGTCCAGGCAGCTGAGAAGCTCGGCATCCCTGTCCCATCGAAGGCAGGCTTCAAGCCACGCCGCGCAGAGTCCGATGAGGATCGCCGCAAGCGTGAGAAGAAGCAAGAGCTGCGCCGCCGACCACAACGATCAGGCAACCAGATCAAGAACTTCATGAGGACGAAGTGATGACGGAGTCTCGCACCTACGCCGAGCTCCCGACCATGATCATCCTGAAGCAGTGGGATCGCAAGCCGTTCCTGTTGCACCGTGAGATCGGCAAAGGGACAGCACCTGATGGTCGCAAGATCGAGATGATCCAGGCTGAAGGCGGCCGACCGAACATATACGTCACGATCGGAGACAAGACCTATGAGCTCGATGTGATGGATCTCACAAAGGCGATCCTAGATGCTGAAGAGAAACAAGCGGACCCGAAGGGCGAGCGCAAGTCTGACATGTGGCCAGAGAAGAAGGAGAAGTCATGATCGAAGCATACCCACTACAATGGCCCGCAGCCTGGCCGCGCACTCAGTACCCAGTGCCTGCGAAGTTCAAGACACCCTTCAGCTATGCCCGCGATCAACTACTCCGAGAGCTCGAACTCCTCGGAGCTTCTGACGTGGTGATCAGCAGCAACATGATGATCCGCCAGGACGGCCTCATGTACGCGAAGCAGAGGATCCCCGACGATCGTGGAGTGGCTGTCTACTTCAACCTCAATGGCGAGCCCCAGTGCATCCCATGTGACAAGTGGACCCAGGTGCAGGACAACCTCCAGGCGATCCGTCTGACTGTCGAAGCACTCCGCGGCCTCGAACGATGGGGAGCGAAGGAGATGGTGGCTGCAGCGTTCAAGGGCTTCAAGGCCCTGCCGTCGTCGATCGTCACTCCTCCACCTGCAGATCGTGAGAAGCGTCCGTGGTGGATCGTGCTCGGCACGACTCAAGATGCCGACGCTCCGACTGTGAAGCAAGCCTACCGTCGGGCCCAGGCAACCGCCCACCCAGACGCTGGTGGCTCGAACTACGACTTCCAGGAAGTACAAGCAGCTTATGATGAATGGAAGGCGAGCTAGTATGAAGGACGGTCTGACACCCGAACAACGCCAGGCGCTGATCGAAGCAGGTGCTGCACTCACCCGAGCTGCAGCCGACATCATCACCGCTATGACGAACGCGATCGCTCCGATCATGGACTGGTACAACTCACTCCCTGATGAGATCAAGCAGCAGGTCGCAGCATCTCAGGTGGCCAAAGAGCACCCGACTCTGTTCCCTGCGGAACCCGAAAAGAAGGCCGACAACTTCGACTTCTATCACTGGGTCGACTGCGACAAGAAGGGAGTGGTCAACGTCTACCACGTCAGCGACTGTGAGAAGGGTGAAGACTGTGAGCTCTTCCGATACCTCAGCGCCCCTGGCACGATGGAGAAGCACCTGAAGCGCGGCCACGAGTACGAAGTCATCAAGGACAAGGCGGGCCAGTTCGAGTTCTCTCAGACGAACAAGACAGGCACCGACATCATCAAGTCCACGAAGCGAGAGAGCTCTCAGATCTCCCTGCTCGAGAAGTAGCTTGACACATCAAGCACGAACGGTATATACTGAGGTCACAACATAACCAAGGAGACCAACCATGGCACAAGACAATAACAACATAATGATCGCCCGAGATCAGGAGCAGATGCCGTCCAGCCCACAGGCTGAGATGATGGTGTCCCGCCAGGCTCAGGAGGTCCAGGCTGCGATGATCGCTGCGAAGCGCTTCCCTCGTGATGAGTTCCGTGCTATCGAACGGATCAAGGCAACCTGCCAACGTCCGACACTTGCAGCCCAGGCTGTCTACCGCTACCCGAAGGGTGGTCAGAGCGTGTCAGGTCCGTCGATCCGACTGGCTGAAGCACTCGCCCAGAACTGGGGCAACATGGACACAGGGATCATCGAGCTCGAGAACACCCACGGCGCCAGCACTATGATGGCTTATGCCTGGGACCTTGAGACGAACACACGCGTCACGAAGATCTTCACCGTCGAGCACAAGCGCGACACGAAGCAAGGCAGCAAAGCGCTGACCGATGGCCGCGACATATACGAGGCGACTGCTAACTTCGGAGCCCGAAGGATGCGAGCCTGTATACTTGCGATCATCCCAGGTGACGTCGTGGACATGGCCGTCGAAGAGTGCAAGACCACTGTCGCATCGGCCGATCAGCGCCCAGTAGAGGAGATCCTGAAGGAAGTCCTCAAGGCGTTCAAGGACATCAAGGTCACGAAGGAGCAGCTCGAGAAGTACTTCGACAAGCAGGTGACTGTCATGACGAAGGAAGATCTCGTCGATCTCCGCGCCGTGTACAAGGCCATCAAAGACGGCCAGGCGAAGGCTGAGGACTACTTCGGAGTCGACCACACTGCAGCAAAAGAAGCAGCGAAGGCCAAGATCGACGCCGCTCAAAGCAAGGCGGCTGAGGCTGCAGAGCTGGACAAGTAGATGAAGATCTACCGAACCGAACAGCAGAGCCAGGAGTGGCTCGATGCTCGTCGCGGCAAGGTCATGGGATCCAAAGTCAAAGGCGTCCGCCGCCAGTCGCGCAACAGTGACAAGCGGTATCAGACGTTCTGGGACATCATCGCCGAGAAGATGTCGATCGCTCCTGACGGTGAGAACCCGATGGACCGAGGCCACCGAGTAGAGCCTGAAGCACTTGCTGCAGCGGGCCAGATACTCGGCCTCGAGTTCGACACCGATCCTGGCATGTGGATCAGCGACCTGGACGATGACATGGGAGTCTCACCTGACGGCGCCGAGATCGTCGAAGGTGATGCGCTGCCGACCTATGGTGCCGAGGTGAAAAGCCTCAGCTCTGGGAACCACTTGCGCTTCATCTATGAGGACCGCCTCGCCAGGAAGCAGCCTGACTACAACCCGATCGACAGCGTACCGAACGAGGAGAAGCACTACTTCCGCGACCAGGTGATCCAGTACTTCGTGGTCAACGAGAAGCTCGAGAAGATGTACTTCATCTTCCACGACGATCGCATCGTAGTCGATCACCTCGTCACCTATATCATCGAGATCAACCGTGCCGACATAGTCGACCGCATCGAGGACAACACGAACATGCAGTTCGAGGCCCTCATGCAGATCAACAGGATCGTGGCCGAACTGAGCCAACCTGCTTGACACATAAGCACCGACGGTATAATATAAAAGCACAACCATAAAAAGGAGACCAACCCTATGCCAACCGAAAAGAATGACAACGCGCTGCTGCAGCAGTTCGTCGACACCGAACTCGAGCAGATCAGTCCGCTCGAGCAGAAGTCGATCGAGCTCAAAGCGAAGGCCGACAGCACCAACGTCGATGACGACGCTGCCCTGGCTGAAGCAGTCAAGCTCCGCAAGGAGATCACCACTCACCTGACATCTACTGGCAAGCTACGCCTGGAGATCACTCGGCCGCTCGACAACGTGAAGGCTCAGTTCATCGACGGCGAACGTCGCGTCCTGGCTGCAGCTGAAGAAGCGAAGACCGATCTCGGCAAGAAGATCATGGCCTATGAAGAGCACAAGGCTGAGCTCGCCCGACAGGAAGAAGCTCGAGTCAGCGAGATCATCAGCAAGTTCACCGTCCGTGAGGCAGTGATGAGCAAGAAGATCACCATCATCGACGAGCGCGGCAAAGAGCTCAAAGCCTTCTATGGCGACCTGCCTGAGACCGATCAGGAGATCCCACGCTTGAAGCTCGCCTTCACTCAGTCGATCAACGAACTGCTCGAGACGCGCAGCATCCTCAGCAAGGCCCAGGTCGACGAGGCCCAGGCTGCACGCGACAAGGCGATCCGCAAAGCCAAAGAGATCGAAGCTGCCGCAGCCGTCCAGTCTGAGACGAAGAAGGCAGTCGCTGCGCCGAAGACAGGCGTCCGCACTCGACAGGTGATCACAGTCACGGAGCCAGCACTGGTCCCTCGTGAGTACTGTGAGCCGAACATGACCATGATCCGATCAGCTATCGAAGCAGGTGTCACCATCCCTGGAGTCACCGTCACTCAAGAGAGGAGCTTCTAGTGGACGACAACTACGCCATCGCTGCAGTGATCATCTTCGTGATCTTCTGCTGGATCCTGGCCGTCGCTGTATGGCGCGGCCTGAATAGGCGACTCAACGCCTGGCGTGAGATAATAAAAAAGGGCGACACCGCGTACCTGATCAACATGTTCGGGGAGAAGGCGATGGTGGAAGTCCTGGCCGTCGACCGTACAAAGCCGCACGCGTTCCGAGTTCGGATCGAGTGGCACGGTATGATGAACGAAGAATGGGTAGATGGGAAGCTATTGTTCCCACTACCAAAAAGGGAGGGCAACTAGAATGGGAGGTACTCGTGAAGGTGGACTCAAAGCAGCCGCAAAACTCAAAGCAAAAGATCCAGACTACTTCAAGAAGCTCAGATCAAAAGTCAAGCAACCGACAGGCGGCAAGCACGCTGCGAACGGCTTCGATGCAGATCCTGAGCGTGCTCGATCCGCGGGTGCAAAAGGCGGCCGAGTCAGCCGTCGTCGCAAGACGGCCGACGGCGATCAAGAAGAAGCTCAGGTTCGAGATGCCGAAGGTCCCTCTGAGGATCAGGCGGACCAAGCCGATGACCGACGAAAAAGTCGATCAGCTGGACAAGGCGATCAACCAACTCGAAGGGGAGGCCAAGCGTGATGAAACACTCAGAGCCAAGCGAGAAGGGACAGATCAGTCCTGAAGTCATGGACCACATCGAGGAGCACGGCCATTGTCCGTCGTGCTTCCGAGATGCTCGGGCCTACTGGTTCACACTCAACGCGAACCTGATCAAGATCCTGCAGAATATCTATGGAGCCATCGTGCTCAAGGGTGAGAACGACATCCACCTGGATAAAGACACCGAGGGCACTCAGTTCGAGCTCAAGTACTCGCAGCGCTCGAATGTGACGATCCTGCGCTTCCACGGCCTCGTGGCCAAGGTGAGAGACGAGAAGGGCAAGCACATCGCTGGCCACTGGCTCATCACTCGCCGAGGTGCTTCGTTCCTCAAGGGGGACATCAGCATCCCGCAGAAGGTTCGCACGTTCGACAACCGTGTCACCGATCACTCACCTGAGAAGGTATCGTTCCGAGACGTCATGAAGATGGCGCCGCAGAACTTCCCGATCGTAGACTTCATCGACTATGAGATCGCCACCCCGACCGAGTTGACAGCTCGCGCCGAACAGGCGACGATGTTCGATATGCCTGCAGCAGTACCACAAAAACATCAACCAAGCCGCGCCGATCGCGGCTCCCACTAGGAGGGAATATGAGCGAAAAAGTAGAAAAGCTGGCCAAGGACATCAAGAAGCTGTCACCTGCGGGGCAGGCAGCGGTCGGCATAATCATCGACCACACTGGGATCCACACTGAAGCTGGCGATAAGATCCAGACCAGCATCGTCAGCAAGCATGAGATGCTCGATATGATCAACGATGCCGATTGGAAGATGGCCGAGCAGAAGGGCAAGGTCCGCGTCGCTGAAGAGATCGCTCAGGACGAGCTCGAGTCGATGGCAGAATGGAAGGCCTATGACGAAGCCGAGAAGGCGTTCGCCACTGCGAAGGAGAAGCTGCGAGTGGCAACGCTCGGCAACGGCAAGCTCAACAACCAACGCGAAAAGGTTCACCAGGAGAAGCTGGAGCTGAAGTCTCGACGCGAGATCCTCAGTGGCCTGCTCGTCCGCTACGCTGCAGACTACCGAGTCCAGTCAGTCGAAGTGGATGACGCGAACCGAGTGATCGTTCTCTCTGGCCGTATCGGCCGCAAGCTGAAGCGTAACCAGTCGGAGCTGCCACTATGACACATCCAGCACGTCCTCTGCTGATCAGCTACATCCTGTTCGGGATCGCCACTGCAGTCTTCATCGCAGCGATGATCGTCGGAGCGAGTGAAGCAGCCCGCGGCGTTGAAGCCGTGAGAGCCGCTGAGACAGCCTCGCAGGAGCAGTCGACCGTTGAACCGACTCCAGCGCCAGAAGCCCAGCAAGCCGTTGAAAATGAAGCGAGCGAGCAAGTTCCAGCCGTCGGTCCTGTCAGCACTCCCACCGCGCCTGCTGACACGGCGGCACCGCAGCCGCAGCAAGGCGCCCACATCCCCTTCACCCAGGATCCTGTGACGCCTGGCGATCCTGAGTCATACGTCGACACGGTTGGCCAGTGTCCCTTCTATGAGATGGCTGGTCCGAAGGGATGCACGCCTCCACCAGACATCGAGTGCAACGCCGACTGGTCCGTCTGTACGAAGAAGGAGCTGTAGTGGACCGCGCCATGAAGTCTGCAAAGACGACACCGATCCCGATCGGAGCGATCAAGCAGGCCATCGTCTACGTCATCTATGGCCACCCCTATGTGAAGAAGAGCAACATGAAGCTCGTCCGCCGCGGCAAGAAGCTGGTCCGCATCCCGACGCTCAACTACCAGGAATGGGCGAAGGAAGCTCACAAGCAGATCGACAAGCACATGAACCCCGCCACGCCGATCGACTACCCGATCAACCTGCAGTGCCACTTCTACGTTCGGACCTATGGCGTCGTGGATCTGAGCGCCTTGTATGAAGGCATCCAGGACGAGCTCGTGAAGAAGAACATCCTGGCCGACGACAACTTCAAGATCGTGGCCAGTCATGACGGCAGCCGAGTCTTCGTGGATCCAGACAACCCTCGCATGGAGATCACGATCACCAGGCGAGATGACATCACGATCCAGGAAGCACCGAAGCGGACCAAGAAGAAGGCCGCGCCAGTCGAAGAGGATGGGCCCTTCTGATGGGACCTCGACACCCGAACTGTCGGTCGGCCATAGTGCTGCCGAAGACGCGGAAGTATATGGACATCAAGCCAGGCGGCTGTCCGAACTGGCGAGAACACCGTCAGATGAGGCGCTTCCTGGCATCGCTCAGCGGGTATGGCTACATCCTGAATGGCATCGCGGTCCTGGTAGTTGTACCATCTGACCCCTGTCAGACACGGATCCTGGTCGAAAAGGCTTGACATTTCATACAGTTCGTGCTAATATATAGAAGTGATCAGCTGAGAACGGTTCGCCCGCTGCCGATCACTACATCAAGCGAAGAGCCCTGGGTGGGCAGCGTAACTTGACCAAAGCCACCGAACTCCCTGTACTACAGCAGGGAGTTTTTCTATTGACAAAGCACGAACGGTATGCTAGTATTAAAGAGTCAACCGACAACACAAAAAAATAAGCAAGGAGACCAACCATGCAAGACCAACTCAAGAGCAAAGCTCACAACCTATCAACAACACCTGCAGCGATCAACGCCTTCAACGGCGTGAAGACTGCCTACCGCCTCGCGGAGATCCTCGTGCCTATCGCGATGACCATCTACCTGGTGATGAAGTTCGACGATCTGCTGATCCTCACGATCGCTGGCGGCCTCGTCGTGTTCGCAGCAGTCAAGCTGATCCGCGCCGTCTGGCTATCTGTCACGCTTCAGAATAAAAAGCGCAAGTAGTATAATAAGCCGACGACCTATGAAGAAGCCCATCTACTTCCTGGCCAGCGTGCTCGTCGCGTTCGCCATCTCATCCGTCAAGCAGCACTACTATGAAGTGACTCAGACTCAACATATACCAGCACCGATCGAGAAGGTGATCACTCCCACCGCAGCAGCCGTCGCGCCTGCAGATCCCGAACCTGTGGCACCTGCTCCCGCAGCAGAAGAGCCACCGAGTACCCAGGCTTCGCAGCCCACGACCTGCCGCGAAGCCATCGACGCCGTCTGGCCCACAGCCCTCAGAGAGGGGGCGAAGATCGTTCTGGTGAACGAGAACCGACGAGAGGATCCTCTCGCGGAAGGTGAGGTCAACAAAGACGCGCACTCGAGCAAAGACTGGGGATGCTTCCAGATCAACGACTACTGGCACCCAGCCTACTTCGCAGAAGGCGACTGGCGTGATCCAGTCTGGGCGGCTCAGTACGCGCTCAAGATATACCAAGGCAGGGAGGCTTCAACTGGCAACGGATGGAGCGCCTGGTATGCAGTGCAAGGGATCCTCTGGTAGTCGTTGTATTATCTACATGTAGAAAAGCACGACAGACACGGAGGATCCTCAGTGCTACGATAAAAGCAGAAGGAGAAGACCATGCAAAATAAGCCACTCACAAAAGACGTCATGCTCGACACGATGGACAAGGCTGCCATCGAGGAGCTGTTCAAGGAAGGCCTGGCCCAGGTGATCAACTCAGCTGGCGCTCTGGTGCAGATCAGTGACGGCGGCACGAGCCCGAATATGTTCGCAGTCTCTGGGCTCATCTCGATGAACCTGCCGAAGGCGATCGAGTCTGCCTACGTCAAGGTCCCTGTGGATCCTGCTTGCCCAGACAAGCCATAGTGCTATAATTGAGACAGCTTCAGGCGATGCCCACCCTTGCCTGAAGTCCGAGAGAGAGCCCCGCGCGGGCTCTTTTTCGTTGTGCTATTATATGTCCATCATCAAGTCGATGATCAGAGTGGAGATCCATGAGAGCGAGGGGCCATGAAGCACCGCATCAACGGCTGTCCGATCGACCTGCGAAGGTTGACCGACGCCGAGCTGGACAACCTGGACCGAAGCACCGCCGCGAGGCTGGAGCAGGTACAGGAAGAGCTGGACAGCGTTCGAGGAGAACAGGTTCGGCGTAGCAACAACGTCATCCCACTCTTCACCACGCCGCCCCTGACGGTGGCCTGACTAGGAGGTGATCCACATCTGCCGCTGCAGGCTTACGCAGCACATCGGATGAAGGCGACTACTCCCGCCATCAACCGACGTCGTGGGGCATGACGAAAAACTGCCCCGCTTTTCATGTAGTGAGATAATAGATAGATGGGGCCCGCGGTCGCAAGACTTCCCCTCAGTATAAGCACAACAAAAGAGCCCCTGGTATATTGCCAGGGGCCGTTGTGTTTGTTGTGGTGATCTACTTCTTGCGGAGGTTCATCAAGAAGGCGATCACTCCAGCTGGGATGCCGACAAGTGCGGCGAGGCCTAGAAGCAGGCTGAGACCTTGAGTCTCGACGAAGTTCTGAGTGTAGTCAGAGACTCCTGGAAGTTGCCATAGGCCGTATAGGAACGCGACGACAGCGGCGATGATGCTCTGCAGGAATGTCCTGATCCCCTTCGCTGCTGGTGTGTTGTTTTGTGGACTGAGTACTGGTTGTTCGTTGTTCATGCTTTTCTCCTTATTACTTATTGAAGCCAGTGAACAGGCCAGTCAGGAAGTCGACGATCTTCTTGACGATGGCCTCGAGGGCGCTGATACGCTTCTCAAGATCAGGCTGCTCTGGCGCTGGTTCGATCGGTGTCTCGGGATCCTTGATCGGATCCTTGTCGAGGTTCACTAGGAGCATCCCTGTGGCGTCACCCTTCTCGGTGGCGTACTTCGAGATCAGATACTTCTGGCCGTGCCACTCAGTAGCGCTGGCGATCTCCACAGCCGTGTTGACTGGGATCACCTTGATCGTGTCACCTGTGAGTAGGTTCACCAGCGGAGTCTCGACTCGGGTGTACATGGTGACGTCAGCGATGTCTTCCCACTTCTCAAGCCACTCTGGCTTCGTTGTAGGAGGAACAACGACTGGAACTCCGAGGACTTCGGCCAGGATGCCGTTCGCCATGGCGTTGTCTGAGGCGTACTTGCTGATCAGATACTTCCTGCCGCCGACGGTTGTTGACTTGGCGATCGTGACTGCCGTCCCCTTCGGGATCGGTGATCCGATCTCGCTCATAGTGGTGAGGTTGTAGATCTTCGCGCCTTCTGCAGGTAGTACGAACAGATCGACATCGACAGTGTCGAAGAGGTTCTTCTGCCACTCAGGGATCACAGGCTCGGCCTTCTTCTCCTCGAGTTCGTAGAAGTCGAAGCCCTGGCCAGTGCCGTTCTCATAAGCGTAGCGGGTCAGGTAGTATGGGTAGTTCCCCACCTTCGTCTGGGCCACGATCTCGAATGGCGTGCCCTTGGCGAAGTTCTTGATCACCGAGCTGACGTTGCCCAGATCTCGGAGTGGCGTGTTGTCGTCAATAGCAGTCAATGTCTTCGGAGTAGGCAACGGCTGCAGGTTCTTCTTCCACTCAGGAGTCTGGCGTGCAGCGACGATCTGCTGCGCTCGAGCCATGATCTCACCCCATGGGAGCGGATTGCATCCAGTGTTCCACCACGTTTTGTGAGGCTTCCACTGTAGATTGTGCCAGCCACGATCAGCGATCAGTTGAGCACAGGTCTCCTTGTCGCCCGCCGTCATGTTCGGCTTCAGCTCGATCGAGATGGTGAAGGGGTTCGCGTTGTTAGTACACCAGGCCACGTCTTCGTCACGGACCATCTGAGTGACTCGGCCGTCAGAGATGACGTAGTGGGCAGAGGCCTGTCGGGCTGAGTTCATGAACGTGTTGATCACTCCCTGGTGAGAATAGCCAGCGTTCGGATCACCCCACCAGTGGCCAGCACCGAACTCGATCGTGCGAGGGCGGCCATAGATAGCACGCGTCGAGGCGTTTGGGGTGTAGTTTGGACTCCATGATTGCTCGAACTTATACATGCCGCTCTCCTCTATATGATTGTATTATACGCCGAATGATAGCTCTTGTCGCTAGTGCGAGCAGCGTGCCGATGAATGATCCGACAACTGCCCCGCTCACCCAGTAGATGAGCCAGAGTTGCCATAGTGTTTCGCCGATGTCCATGTGGTTGGTCCCCTTTTCTAGTTAGTCCTTGTGCTTGTACATCCTACTTTAAGCCCTAGCAGGTCGATGATGCAAGTCTCAGCTGGCGCTGCAGGGGTGATCGGAGTGTCGGGAGTTTGAGGAGGAACGACTTGCGGCGGGTTCGATCCGCTGGATCCGTTCGATCGTTGCGCTGGAGGGTCCGCTGCAGGGGACTGTCCGTTCGTGCTAGGCGAAGCAGTCGATGGGCTGGATCCTGTCGTGGTAGTGTCTCCGCCGTTGTTTGATAATTGCTGCCGCAGGATGTCGATCTGATCCTGGAGGGTGCGGATCTGCAGGTCCAGGCTCTGCTGAGTCTCGGTCATCTTGTACTTGTTCGTGTCGTAGGCGCCGCTCTTGCGGTAGCCGTTGACCTCGAAGACATACTCGGTATGGACTGAGTAGGTGCCCTTGACTTGTGGCTGCTTGCGGAGGCGGACGTTCTGACAGTTGCTGCCATCGGGCAGCTGCTCGACGCCTGCAGTGAACTGATACTCACCGACGGTGGTCGGCTTGCCGTTGACGTCTTCGTATTTGATGAACGTGCGGACCGCTTGGATCCTGATGCCTTCAGTAGAGACTCGGCGGCAGAGCGTGGCCAGTGGTTCGGTCCCGATCGGGGAGTCGTCCACCTTGGCGTAGTAGTAGTTCAAGAAGTTCTCGGCAGGGGCGAAGCGGTAGTAGAGCTGCTGGCCCACCCAGAAGATGACGAAGAATGACAGCACGAAGAAGGCGATCCGAGGGACCTTCCTGAAAATGTTGGCAGCCACCGCCAGGACGAGCTGGAGCTTTGTGCGGGGTGGGAGTTTTTCTGTCATGACTTCCTCCCTATGAAGGCCTTGATAATATCGACGAACATCGTGCGGATCTGGTCAGGGTTGAGTCCGACTGCCAGGCCCATCAGGCCGATGATGACGTAGTCTTCCACCTTGAAGTTGTCCACGAAGCCTCGGAGCACGAGCAGTATGATGACGAAAAACAGCGACAACACCTGAAGTGTGCGCTGGACGATCTGGGTCCACTTGTCGACCAGCTTCTCGGTCGGGACTCTCTGACTTTTCGTGACTATTTTCTTCGGTTTTTTACCCATGTGATGATCCTCTTCGTGACAGCTCGCAGCTCGAGTTTTGTCAAGTTGCCTATAAGGAAGCCTGCAGAGAACGCGCCGACTGCGATGAGGACTTGTTCCATGATAATGCTCCTGCTTATAGTTTACTGTTTTTGATCACCATCTGCCATACTAGAAAAACACAATGTCAAGGATCTCGCAGTGAGATCCTTCACAATATGCTAGAGGTTGTCCTCTTCCCAGGTGTCTGAGAGGACAAGGGACCCATCATCAAGCTGCTGCTGGATCGCTCCAGCGAGTGTTGAGTAGGCTCCCGCCTTGGTATCTTCGACGGCCGAGTATGCTGTCCCGATAACGACGACAACCTTGTGAACTGTCTCGTCCTCGAGTTGCTCGTTCGTGACTGGATCGACTGGGTGGTGGACGATCTTCTCATAGTCGCCGAGCTTGTCGACGATCTTCTTCGCTAGTACTTCATTTTTCTTGCTCATAGTTGGTCTCCTTTTACCTTGATGTTAGAGTTCCAGTGAAGAAGCAGATCATCTGACCGACACCACCTGCACCGCCTGCGCCTCGGGCTCCGACTCGAACGATGTCACCAGCGACGAGCTTCAGTTGTGCTGCTCCACCTCTTGTGATGTTACCACCACCGATGATCACCTCGTCGAGTCGCTTCGTCTCGATCGAGGTGCTGTTGACCAGCAGCGAGGTGATGAGGATCGTGCCGCCTGGTACGGCGCCATACTGCACAGAGGTCGAGAAGTAGTAGATGCCATCGACTGGTACCGTGAAGGTCCCTGCTGGGACTGCCACGTTGTTGTTGTGGTCATACTCCTTGGTATCGTAGGGGACGACAGCGAAGGCACCGTTGCCCACGCTGTAGGCTGCGTTCCGCCAGACACTGAAGGCATACGGCTGGCCCTCAGCGATCTTGATCGGAAGTCCACCTGGATGAGCCAGTGGGCTGTAGACTGGAGTGCTGATCGCTTCGTTGTTGAGCGTGTATATACCAGCGCCGAACCAGATGCTCAGAGTGGTTGATGTCACCGCTATGATGCGGCCATACTTCGTGCCGCCTGTCGTCTGACTGAAGCGGACGAACATGCCGACCGAGTACTTCGTGGTCGCGTCAGTTGGTACTGTTACGACTCCCACGTTCGAGGTTGAGCTATAGCTCGAGAATGACCAGGCCTCACCTGTTGCTGTCCAGCCGACGTCTGGGGCGCCTGTCAAGTTCTTCACGCTCACGCGCTTTGATTGTCCTGCTGACGTATCGACGATCGTCAGGTAGTCGTCCTGGGCGACGACCAGAAGCTCGGTGAGTTGTGAGTTTCGTTTGGCCATGGTTTATATTCTCCTTATGATTAAATATAGCACTTCGCCGCTATGAAGGCGAGACTGGGTTGTTCTCTTGTTCCTGTTGGTCCAGGTTCCGTTTGATGTCCTCGATACGCTTTGCCACCTTGGCAGGCAGTGTCTCGAGGTTGCCGCTGATCGTGTCCGTGTTATACGTCCGACTCATGAGCTGCAGCTCCAGCTGATCGACGAATGATCCATAGCCGCCGAAGCCGATGAGCTCACCGACTTTGACCTCTTCGATCGGGAAGTCGGCGTTCCCTATTGTCAGCGATCCTGAGTACTGAGGGCCGTTGCTGCGGTCTATCGCTACGTCGGCCAACAGACGAGCAGTCGCTTCGACGAGGACTCGGTTGTCCGAGATCTTCGCCAGGCCGCGGCGCCACTGTTGGATCGAGCCAGGATCGGAGACGCGGATGAAGAGGTTGACACCTGTCGTCACCTGGCCACCACTGAAGAAGACGTCGTTGATGATCTTCTCGATCGAGCGCTTCAGCTTCATCTTGACGACGTTGTTCCCGAGCACTGCGAAGTGGGTTGGAGTTGTCGGCCGTGGACCGATGCTGAGGCGGTTGGTGCCGAAGTCGTATCGGTACCACCAGTCAGCAGGCAGCAGCTCGAGTGCCTTGTCGAGGGCCTCCTTGATAGTGTTGCCCTTGAAGGTATAGCTGACGGTCGTGTATGTCGGAGGCATATCTTCGAGAGTGTAGTTGATCAGAGCTCCCTGGGTGCGAGCATAGTCGATGATCGCTCGGAAGATGTTGGTCGGGTCCATCGAGTTCATCGGGACGGTAGTGTTGCCGCCTGCTTCCCATACGGTGAAGATCAGATCGACACCAGTGTTGACGGTCCATGGTCCAGTCTTGCCTTGCACATAATATGCAGCGCCGCTGGCATAGGATGCGCCAGTTTGCAGCGTGACAGGGTAGGTCTCGTTCCCGCCTGTCTTGTTCTCATCAGTAGTCAGGAGGAAGCAGTAGGTCCCAGCAGGTAGCGTGAGCGGTGTGTTGAAGACGAGGTTGATGTCGCCGTTGTCCAGGCTGAGCACATCGACGAAGGTGCTGTCGATCGCAGCGCCGAGTGAAGTCGGAGTTCCGTTGTATAGATCCAGGAAGAGTCGCGGGAACTTCGTCGTGCTGAGCCCGCCCCATCGCTTGCCCTTGAGGCTGATGCGGGAGATCTTCTTCTGTGTTCCGAGTGTGAAGGTCTGGCCGTGGGCGGTGTAGTCATACGGACCAGCACCAGCAAGCCCGACAGATCCAGTCGGCGTGTCTGATGTCACGGCCGAGATGTCAGCCGTCATGAGTGGGATGTTGCTGAGCTCGGTGCTCTGGCTGAGTATGTTCACCTTGACGTCATCACTCTCACCCCAGTCTGCTTCCCAGCTTGACAAGTAGCCAGTGAAGAGATCTACACCAGCAGGCCCGAGAGTTTCGAGCAGCATGACTTCATCGTTCTCGAGGAGGAGTGGCTGGCCATCCTCCAGGAGTTCTTCCTCGAACTGTCCCCAGTAGGCGCTGAGCTTGTAGTCCAGGTTCAAGTCGAGATCTGATCCCTCGCCCAGGCCGACGCCTGCAGCAAGGTCCAGGAGGATCGCTTCATCGTTCTCGTATACCAGATCCGTGGTGCCATCTTCATCGACGAGGGTGTCAACGATCGGCAGCTTCGTGTCGTCCGATCGTGCCATCGTCAGAGAGGCGTTCGCCAGTGGGTTGTTGATCTGCTCGGTCCAGGAGATCTCGGTGCCGACGTCGTTCCACTCGTTGACCAGGAGTCCTGTGGAGTGATCATAGACTCGGTGTCGCAGATCCTTCGTAGCATCAGGAGTGTTGACCTGGCCGATCACGAAGACGCCGCCGCCAGCTTTGCCGTTCGCTTTGACGGTCGGTGCCCAGGTGTAGGTGATCTGGACCTGGACGTAGTGCAGCCGAGCCTGGATCGAACCACCGCCGCCAGAGTCAGCGACATGGTAGAGGCGAGCCTGGATGCCGTTGATCACAGCATCATCAGGGAGGTTGATGTTGAAGCCTGAGGCGATCAGGTAGGTGGACTCAGTTGTCTTGACGCCGCTGACGTTCTTGCCATAAGCGATCGCGATCCCGAAGTCCTTGTCGTTGATCTCAGCAGGGGTCCACGTTTGGCCCCAGAGATCGCTGGTGCCACCATATACCTGGAAGCCTAGGCCTCCGATCGTCTCGTCAGCCGCCTTGTTTGTGGCCTCTATAATGACGCCAGCCTTGACTGGGCTGATGCGGCGGACAATAGGGAACTCTACACCGTAGGTATAGAACGGCGCCGCTGCATAGCTCACGCTCGTGTTGAGCACGTTGCTTGCACCATCCCATAGAATGGCGCCGTCGAGGGTTCCGTCGGAGTTGTAGGCTCTAGTCGGGAGGGTATACGTCAGAGTGGCCATGAGCTACTCCTCCGTGATCACTAGGTTGCCGCTGTTGATCGTGAATGTCTGGCCTGCAGTGATCGCCTGGATGATGTCGAAGTTGCCGAAGTATAGCAGGTTCCCACCGCTTGAAGCGTCACGGATGCCCCAGAAGGAGACGTTCGTGGTAGGCATCGAGGTGAAGTTGATGGCGGCGTTCGATGCTGCAGATCCACCAGACTCGGCGGCGAAGCTGATGCTCTTCCTCGAGTAGGATCCACCAGTGACTTCCGTGCCGCTGTCTGCAACAGTAGGATCGCTGGTATAGAGGGCCAGGTAGAGAGTCGTCGGCATAGTATAAGACGCCTCACCCTTGACGTGTTTGACGATCTTGCTCTTCAGGTAGTTGGACTTCTTGCTGGCCATTATAGGTACCTCCTCGGCGCTACTGCTTTGACGTGGAGCGTCCTGGTAGTCGCCAGGTCGCTGATCTCGAACGTCCCCGCGCCTGGCACCCATGCTGGGAACTGGCCGTCTGGTGAGATCAGCTCAGTGCCGATGAAGGCCCTGCGGTTCAACGTGTCTATGTTTATAATATCACCCGCCTTGAAGATCCTGGTGATCTCCAGGAGCTGCGACGTGGCAGGGTTGCCGAAGACGATCGTGGTCTCGGTGTCGTTCGGGTTGATAGCAGTGACGGTGATGTCGATGATCGGGTAGCCTGGGTAGGTTCCGTTCACTACGAATGGGATCGAGTTGGTGGCAGCGGTGACATCTTGATCGAACCAGGTGTCGCTGACGTCGTCTACTGCGAACGGCTGCTGGCTGAAGAACTCAGCGCTGAAGGTCGCATAGGTGACTTGTGTCTGATCGCGGCTGATGTTGAGGTTCCTCATCTTGGTCTGGTCCCAGGTGAGCGGGTAGCCGTCCTCAGTCAGTACCAGAGAGCTCTTCGGAGATAGCAGCAGGCGCTTCATCTGATCCATAGCAGCACGAAGATCCAGGCCGTCAGTGCCCTTGATATAGCCAGACACCTCGATGGTGCGGCTGTTGAACTTCTCATACACTTGGACCGATCCATCGCGTCGTGCAAGCTCGATGATCTTCGTCGTCTTCGATGGTGCGCTGAAGGCATCCGTCTCAGTGACGGTGAACTTCCCGCTGCTCAGATCCACCCCTGCAAAACTCATCCCGATCATGTTGGCATCCCCATCTGTGCGAGCTCAGAGTCGCGGTTTATTCTGTTATAGAAGCGATCAACTGCCTCCGCTGAGTCGAAGTGCATCTCGCCATAGAAGTTGTTTGTGACCTCGCCGCCCATGCTCTTCGAGTCCTTCTGACTGAAGACTTGAGATCCCTTCGGCAGCCAGACGTTCTCACGACCTTGCTCACCGACAGTGGCCCATCCACCAGCGAAGTTGTCGGTACCAGTAGCCAGGCGAGGCAGGCCGAGTCGGCCGACCTTCCCGATGCTCACTCCAGGGATCTTGTTGATGACGTTGATGGCTCCGTTGATCATGTCGATGAAGCCGTTGACTGCGCCCTCTGCCAGGCCGATCACGGAGTTGATCACTCCCTTGACCCCGCCGCCGATCGCGTTGGCCACAGCGTTCCCGATACCTGAGAAGATCCCCATGATACTGCCCCAGACTCCGCGGAAGAAGCCGCCCAGCTGGTTGAAGATCCCTGTGATACCGTTCCAGGCGTTGCGGAACATGTCCCCGAAGAACTGCCCGACGCCACTGAAGATGCTGACGATCTCGTTCCACTTGCCGCGGAACCAGCCGCCGACGTTGTTCCAGGTAGCGACGATCCAGTTCCAGGCATCAGCGAAGGCCTTGCCGATCGCAGCGCCTGCCTGGATGACCCATGTCACCAGTCCGACGATCGCCTGGATCAAGCCTGCTATGAAGTTGATCAGAGCTGAGATGATGCCGATCACGATCCTGAGCACGTTGACGAAGAGCCAGATGGCCGCCACTATGACGACGCCTATGATGGCCCCTATGATCTGCAGCGCAGGCAGGAGGATCGGTGAGAGTATGTTCCAGAGGTTCATCAGGGCGGGCCAGAGCTCGTTCGCTATAGTGTCGCCGAGTGACTTGATCGAAGGCCAGAGGAAGTCGAAGGCCATCTTGATGCCGTCGATAGCTTTGCGGCCAGTGTCCAGGAAGAAGTCGAAGAGCTGCCGAGCGACCCCAGCGATCTCCTCGATCGTTCCGACCCAGCCGTCTGATGTGATGTCAGGATCCTTGAAGGCGCTGACGAACACTTCCCAGCCGAGCTTGACGTTGTCGATCACTCCGCCGACCCAGTCCATGACCTTGCCCCAGCCACCGAACTGCTCCACCAGGTAGTTGACAGCGAGGCCGAGAGCAGCACCGATCGCGAGGAATGGGATCAGAGGTGCGATGAATGACCAGGCTGCGACTGCTGCCGCTGCGAGAGCAGGCACCAGGCCGACAGCGATGGCGGTCCCCATGACGATGAGCATGTCCTTGTTCTCTTCGATCTTGCCCTTGAAGTAGTCGAAGAGTCCGCCAGCTTCGCTGACGCTTGCGAGCCATCCAGAGAAGGCCGACATCAGTGGCTTGATAGCATCGAGGATGAACTTGCCCACAGTCTCCTGGAGATCTCCGAACGTGTTCTTCAGGATCTCGAGCTGGCCTGCATAAGTAGCACCAGCTGCAGCAGCCGATCCGCCGAACTCTTTGTTGAGCTCAGCCAGGATGATCTTCTGGGCCCCTGCCGCATCACCTGCAGCGACGAGCGCCTTGACTTGATCTTCCTGTGCTTTGCTGAAGGTGACACCGACTCGAGTCAGTTTCGTGAGTCCTTCTAGTGGATCGTTCAAGGCCTTGCCCAGCTGCATCGCAGCCTGAGCCCCATCCATGCCGAGCGCCTGAGCCATGTCCAGGGCCGTCTTCGTGGCGTCCTGCATGACTCCGCCCTTGATGTTGGTGAATGTGAGAAGCATCGCTTGAGTGGCCTGTACGGCCTCGTCAGAGAACTTCGTCACGGCCTGGAGTGCGGTGGCCTGATCGAGCAGCTGATCCTTCGTGATGCCTGCGGCGTTGCCAGTAGACTGAAGAACGGCGTCCAGCTGTGCTGACGCCTGCTCTGCCTCTGCATAGGCTTTGACCGACATGATACCGAAGCCGACGACTGCAGCACCTGCAGCAGCGACACCAACAGCAAGGGCCTGAGAAGCGGGGACCGCATCCTCGAAGCCCTTCTTGATGGCAGCGCCTGCTCCCCTCGAGTCATCCTGGACCTGTTTGATGATCTTGGATGCCTCGTTCCTGGCGCGGACGATGATGCTGAGTTCTTGATCGTTTCCCATCTATTTGCTCCTGGCTTTGGCCTTGTTATTTTCGGCCCGCTGATGCTTCCCTTCTTCCTCCAGTTTAACGCGGAGGGAGTCGATAAGCCATAGCGGTTGTGCTAGGTAGTCCTGCCAGGTCCAGTGCATGTGCTCGCAGATCATCACGATCACCATCTCCTCTGCTATGGTACCAGTGCCAGTGACGCTCGTGAGGAGCTGCTTGTAGTCACTGGCTAGTCTTTTTTTTCAGACTCTGCGAGTGAGGTCGCCTTGTCGATCTTGTCGATCTCGCCGACGATGAAGTTGTAGTCGTTGATGTGCATGGCTTTGACGCGGTCCAGGATGTTGGTCGGATCGCCGTCGATAGCTGCGACCATGTACTTGATCGC